ATGGAGAGACCACAACACCATTCTGCGAAGGAGAATAGTAGCCAAGGATTATTGGTGATTGGATTGGGACGCGGACCATTCGAGATTTGTATAATGATTATTACAGCGGTCTCCATCTATATGAAGAACATGAGGGAGATTGTCGGGGTTTGGCACAAAGGCTTCAGCCACCAAACGATGCACCTTGAAGTTCTTTCGCTGGATGCGCACACGACGATAGCCCTTACCGTTGAAAGATGCTATCTCGTGCCAAGAATCCATTGGGAGATCAGGATTCCGTGTACTCAACACCCTACCATCACCTGTCACGTAATATGAGGTAGAGCCGTATTCATAGAATTTTGCCAGTTTACAATTCATATTCAATCAGCACTAATGGGTGTGAAGAATCCAATGAGACTGAAAGGCACCCGCCAGATGAACCAGCGGGCGCACTATCAGGCATGGTCTCTCATGTGTTGAGAGCCATCGGCATCAGCAGTTCGAGAAGGGTAGAGTTGTTGGCATCCTCCTTCAAGATAAGAGGACGTTCTGGAGCAGACAGTTCAATACGCACTTTTTCCGTAGAGATAGCCGAGAGAAGGGTCAGCAAACATGGATAGTTGAGACCGATGGCAAAGCCTTCTGGAAGCGTGCAGTCATCCATTGATAACTCCTCGTGAGCAGAACGAGAGAAGTCAACATCATCCGCAGTCATTTGAAGGAAAAGGTCTGTGCGGCGCAGTGCAATCAACTTCGAGTTGTCTGAAGCCACCATCGAAACACGACGAATGGTGTTCATCAGATCCTTCACAGGCAACGTGACATGGTAAGGGTTATCCTTCGGGATGACGCTGTTATAATTCGGATAACGCCCTTCCACGGAACGGATGGAGAAGGACACATCGCCAGCCGTCACCTCTACTTGACGGCCATCTGAGCGAACAGAAATCTCCTCCACCTTAGAGAAAGGAGCATCCATCGCATTGATTACAGTACGCGGGAAGAGAACAATGGACGGTTGGCCTTCAGTCAGGAAAGGCATACCATGCGTCCATTCATACTTATACAGCATCTTACCATTCGTACCAACGAATGTGATACCTTCCGCAGACACATCCAAAGCCACAGCCGACATCTGAGGACGCAGTTCATCCTCTGAAGTCACATTCAATGCCGATCTCATAGCCGGCAGAAGAATGTTCGTAGGAGCAGAGAATGCCACAGCCACCTGAGTGATAGGTTTCGGCAGCGGGTACTCCTTTCCGTCATAGGCGGGGATGTTGAACTCTCCACCCTGATATTTCAATGTCGTTAAGAAGGTGTCAGGGTTCACCGACAGTTCAATGGGCTGTTCTGGCAGTGTAGCAAGAATCGCCGTGAGGTTTGTCACATCGATGCAGAAGGGGACGAACGGGTCCTTATCCAGCGGACGCAAGTCAATAGGCATCGTCAGCGTGTTTTCTACGGATGAACCCGTAACGAAGAAACGCTCATCGCGATAAGAGATAAGAGCATTATCAAGCACTGGAAGCGTGTTGCGCTTCAAAATTACTTTACGAACCGCATCCAACACAGAGCGGAGTTCGCGGGATGAAATACTGTATTTCATATATCAAGAATTTAGAATGGCAAATCAGAATCATCGGAAGCAAAGGCATCCTGGTCAAACGGGTCGGCCTGTTGTGCCGTATAACCAGCAACACCCTGAGCAATAGGAGCAGAAGAATTGCGGGGAGCCGCATTGTTGTTGTCCTCCATCAAGTAGGAGTCGCCCATCTGGAAGGGCATCATCATCGAGATTGCGCGAGCCAACTCTGTACCTTGCGTGTCCGTCTGGTTCGCCCATTCGGGATGCTGTGCAATCAAACGCTTTGCAAGAGAGGCACGAATGCGTGCGCGTTTCTCTTCTGGCAACGTATAACATACCTGATAAGCCGGCACATTATAAAGTGTTATTTCCTCTCCCTTACGTTGAAGAGACTGCTTCACAGCTTCGATGTACTTCGGGTTACAACTACGTTGCTGTGTGTTAATAAATGCACGAATGCCAGAGGCGTTGCGTTTACCCTCCTCACGGCTATCCTGTTGCACTTCAATACCGTTAATATCCACTGGAATAAAAATTCCACGGATAGGTTTACCGCCCTCCTCAAAGGTAGGCGCGATAAAACGTGCTCCGATGAACACGCCAAGGTCTTGTGAATTTCGATAACGAGCCATTGTAATTTACAATTTTATTTATATTTGAGTTTAGAATGGTAGATCTGCCTGGTCATCCGTAGGCACAGCAGCCGTCGCCGTAACAGTCGTTGGAGTAGCCGGAGTGACGGGTGCCACCGTGCGTTTTCTCTGGCGAGAATCCAAATAGTTACGCCAACGGTCTTGCTCTTCCTGAGTAAGTATAACAGGATTTCCCTGGTCATCAGTAATAGGTGATGGATCTGGAATAGTGAGGAACTTCTGATAAGCCGTCATCAATTCATCATTATTCGCTGGAATGGTGTCCTTACCCGTTCGATAGAAATACACAGCGTGCTCCGTTCGTGTCAATTCACGGATAGACTTAGGCTGTATAGTGGTATCATCCGCCCATTCACGGCCATCGAAATAACGACGGGTACACCAAGCCTGATGAGCGAAATAACCCGTCTGTTCCGCCTTCTTCAGAACTTTGCCGTCCGCTTTCTTAAACAGTTGTGGCGGGTTCATCTGTATGCCCGCTGTCTCGCAGTAATCCATTATACGACGGCGGAACGCCTTTGGAGAAAAACTATCCTCTTTGTTCTTCGATGCCTGGGCATAATAGAGTTTGTATTCTTCCAGCATCGAATCAAGATCGATAGGCACACCATATATATTCTCCTGAGCGAAGAACACACGTGCAAATCGCAAGAAGGCTTCGCCGAGCGACTGTGTGAGGGTGCGTTCCTCCATGTATTTCTTCTGTGCATCCACTTTTTCATCATAGCGCATGACAAACTGCACCGCGAGGGCGCAAATCATGGCTATCTGATTACGTGATGCCGCAGATAACTTTTCGGGAGATACAGCATTGAAGTCAGGCATAATATCGCTAATATAGCGGGCAGCCTTATTCTTCATAATGTTTTGGCCACAAAAGCGATGTGAAAAACCACCAAGACAAACACGACGCATAGTAGAGTCATCGAGGTCGTGAAGCGGGTAGTTAGAAGTCACCACATGGCCAGGTCCCTCCGATAGCGGGATAGTAATTCTATCCTTATACATGTAACGAACAGAGAAATCGCCCGTGGTCAAGTTGTATAGTTTTCCAAAATCAAGAGAAGCATCCACATCCTCCCAATGCACTATGCGGTGTTTGTGATGCTGATATTCCGCAAGATTCGCAGAAAACTCCTTGGATGTAATCAAGTCGCGCCCGTTTACATTCAAGATGTGAGCAGCACAACCAGCGAACACACGAACGAAGGTCGATTTACCCGAACCACCTTCTGCGCGATTAGCAGCACTTACCACATTCTCTATAAGATAACTGATACAGTTTGACTTGCTATCACGATACCTCCAAAGCATACGACCAAGGCAAAAAATGAGATTGGCAAAACGACAGTCAAGTTCCATCTGTTCCTCAGAAGAGAATTGACGGCCATCATGCAAAAGTTCCTGTTCACGTTCCCATTCCTCGTTAGCAAATCCACGGATAACACGAAGCGGTGGCCACAATTCGTTTTCGGCCTTACCGTGCCAGTCCACAATCCACCTATGTGACTGTGCCCACAATGCCAATTCATTCTCTTGTGTTGCAAGCTGCTGGAGTGTGTAAAGCGGTTTACCAAGGTCATCCTTCTCGTTTCGTTTCTGTTGGATGGCTTCAAGACGTTTGCGATATTCAGGATTCTCAGAAATCTCAAATGGGAGATTCTTGTATGGAGTTATATTCCAATGCAACAACTCAGATCGTTCAACATTGAAATCAATATCATCGTAAGAATGAAGTGATATTTCCGTGTCAGTAATGCGAAGGACACCATTTTCGTAGAAGAAATGATCGACGTGCCGGCCATACCCACCCGTATAGTTCAACTTAACGGCTGGCAGGGATGCTATTGTCTTTTCGTTGATTTCCTTATTGGCACGCAGAACCGCTTGCACCATTTTTTCATATTCATCGGGTGTGCATCGTTCATCGTTCACCTGACGAGCATACTCCTTCAGTTTCTCGATAGTTGCCTGTACCATCGAAGCAGAATCAAGCTCATCCGCAAATGGACCATCGATGTGAACGAAACGGCCAATTTTATCAGGTTCGTCGGGACGAACATCGCGGGCATAACCAGCCGAAGCCATAAACTCCCATAATGTCGCTGGATTGATAGTATAAAAGACCTCCTTCACTACACCATTCTTGTCGCGTTTCTCCTTACGCTCAAAAGGATCTGAGCAGAGAGCCGAAGTAACACAAGAGGAGAAGAGGCGATTGATGTCACCATCATACTGCGATGCTTCACGTGGAAGCATGTCGTAGGCCAGGAAGAAATCACGTGGAGAACTAACAGGGCGACAGAAAAGACGTGCAAAGAAGAGGTGTGCGCGGTCCTGAATAGATGGAGGCAATTCTGCGCGAAGGATGTCACGATAGCGACAACTGATGTCGCGAGCACGCAAAAGAGCCTTGGTTGTGGAAGGGAATAGGGTATAGATACTATCCGCAAATCGGTGCATCTTATTGTAATGAACAGGAGAGAATGGCACATCACCATACGGGAAACAGACGTGGAACCAACGTGATCCAAACTGAGTCGGATAGGTGTGGCGAAGAGATTTGAGGTGATAATAAGTACTAATAGCATCCTGAGCAGACGTACAATATACGATAGCCTTAGCGCGGATGTCCTTTTCCTTTATTTCCATCGTCACCTGTTCCGCCTTCGTCTTACCACTATCCGTAGTTTCTTCACTCCACACTTGCTTTTCCGTCACATAATCCTCAGACGCATCCACCTCTTTAATGGCCGCATATACGCCCGTGTTATCGCTTGTACGCAATTCCACAGCTCGTGTAAACGTGCGATCTCCTGCCAACCACCGTGACACTTTAGCCGGTGTATGTTCGTCGGTAGTTGAGAATACCATCGGATGAATGTTGTCATTCGCAGGGAAAAATACTGAACCGCAATCCTCTTTTTCGTCATCAGCAAGACAGACGAAGATAGGATTCCAAGGCGTGCTCACCAAGACTTCAGACTGTTCCGTACCCTGACGAGAGACAGCGGGCAGTGTGACACGAGCAACGGCATAGACATGGAAATCCTTTTGCAGTTGGGATGGATGAAAATGCCATGCCGATTCTTTGTTCTGTGTGTCAAAACCATATTGTTCCACTCCATCCTTAGAAAGCCACGTCGTACATCCAAGCGCGGCCAAATCTTGCGGAGTGAAATCTGTCTTTGGCTCAAACGTCAAAGCCTCTTGTGGTCTAACAGCCACTTCACGGTAATCACGTCTGCATAGAGCGGGCCATTTCTCCGTTATTTCATCGCGAGTATGCCCTGCTTTCTCTGCCAACTCAAGACATGTTCGACGCAGATCTTCACCAGAACATATAAATGTTGATGGCGCATAACTGTCTTTCTTCCACCAGTACCCATATCCATGAATGGCTGCATATAATTCTATTGCCCCATAGCCAGAGCGATGCGTTTTGGTACACATCCATTTCTCGACGGGGCGACCATAAAGACCACCGCGCCGATGTTGGTATATGATGAAATGCGGTGTGTCCGATGGAGCCTTGCAGAACGGGCACCAACACGCCGTTTGTCCCTCCTCCGTCTGTTGGTCAGCTGGAGAAACAAGGAGAGTCAGCGGAAGTGCCGCCAATTCGTCGATGAATGGGTCGTATATCATGCTATGACAGAACTAATGAAACACATTCAGGAAACTGGTCTTGCGGCCATTTCCTTCAATAGCTTGAACACATGACACACATTCCATGCGGTACGAGCAGCATCATAGATAGCGTTATGAGCTTCACCGCCAAAAGCGGCATTCTCTGGCATCTGGGGCAAAACGTCATACACCTTCTTATGATCTTCAAGACCAGCGTTAGATGCAGAATAATGGATGCTATTCACCACTTCTATGATGAAAGTACGTGCATCGCGGAAGTTCCAGTACTTACAAGGCAATTCCATATTGAAATGCCGGAATACATGACGCAAGATGGCTATATCCATGTCTGATCCTTGCGCCCAAAGCATAATGTCATCCGCACCAGTATATTGTTTTACCTCACCAATCCACGTTGAGAATTGCTGAAAAACCTCATCAATAGGATAACAATCACCTGAAGCCATCACATCACGAAGAGCTTTTGGTTTATCAGCCCACCACTTCAGCGTCTCATTGTCAAAATCAAACCCCTCCATTGCGCAAGAGCGCAAATCAACCTTTGCCTCGAAAGGAACAATGTCATGCGGAAAGATGCTTAGAGGTGCTTCTGCATATCTGTCAGCCGCCACAGCAGCCACTTGAAGCACGGCTGCATTCGCGGCCAATGATAATGTTTCGAGATCTAATGTTACATCAATAATTTTCATGTCTTAACACATTATTATATATTATACATTCAAAAACTTATCCAGCGTGAGCCAATGGACGGTAGCAGGGTGAAGGCGGCGGATTATCGCTTCAATAAGGATCTGCATGTCAGGGAGCGAACAAAAATCGAAATTAGGTTCCCGAAGTTCAACTGCCACACGCCAATATCCTTTCCCGTTACGCCTGATAATGTCATGTTCTTCTGTGACCTTAGCAGCAGAGGCTATGCCGTGTCCCTTTCCAATGAGATAGGTAAACACCTTGGTCATCAGATCCACGGAAGGACCTCGAAAAACGAATGTCAGGATGTCGTCATTTTCACCCCGATAGTCGATAGTGGCCGCTATCAGGATGTGGCGGCGTTTGTCCCTGTGTCGTTTATCGCGGAACTTCATGGCTTCACATCATTCTTCACCTCCCCCACCAGGGAGAGCTGCTACCTCTCTCTCGAACTCACTGATGATGGCATTGATGCCGATGCGCTGGAACTCACGGAAATTGTCGGTAGTAAAATTCGCTACTACTGCTGTTTCGCACATCGAGAGCGAAGCCATGTATTCCTTAAAGTCCTTTTTCAGTCCAGGGATTCTACCCAACGTGCGCCAGAACTCACCAGACAGCACAATGATGTCATTGATAAGAGCTTCTACCCCATCTGTGTGTTCGGGGAAGATGTCAGTTGCATGTTCAGTAAGAAAAGAGCGTTTAATCGCATCGACACCCATCATTTCCCAAGGGTCAAATCCTTCTTTGAAGAAGCGATCGTAAGCGAAGCCCTTGGTGGCTTCATGTCGCTGCATGATGTCATACAGTAGAACCTTCTGATTAGGGGTTAGATCATCACAGTTCAAATGTGTTCGCGGGGCTGTTAATAATGCTGAAATCATATTGTTAATCCAATAATTTTGCGTAATTTTGTGCAAAGGTAAGATATTTATTTTGTAAAAACAAGGTTTTATTCTGATTTTCTTTTCAGATTTAACATTTTAACGTGGATTTAATATAATTTTGCATTTCGTATAATAAAATGAAGAAGGTTTTAATCTTGCGAACAAACTCGCGAAAAATCCGATTCAATAGTTAAATAAACTTAAAAATAATTGTTTTAATCTCAGTCAGACGAAACTATGGATTTGTCGTACAATTATGGCTACCTCCGTGAGTTCATGGAAAGCCACAAATTAGTCAAGAAAGACCTCCTGGAGGCTCTTGGATGTGGCGACTATATGTCGCTAAACAAATGGTTAGACGGGAAAGTGCCCGTCCATGTAACAGCCATGCTTCGCATGTGTAACTTCTACAACATTCCATTGGACGGATTCTTCTATGATGGGGATGGACTGCCCGTAGAAGTACGTCCTCCCCTACCCGACCGACACAGCCAGATCTTACCAACTGACGGCTACGGTATCAAAGAAGGGCGCGGACGCGGAATAGTAGAGACACGCATCAAAGACCGAACCGTGACCTCTCCGCATCAGGCACAAGCTGTTGCGGAAGGTTTGAAACGTCAGGAAGAACAGCAACGACTTCAAGACATCGCACTCAGGGAACTTGGAAGCGAGCAAGATGACAGACAACGGGACATTGAGACGGAGGAACCCGCAAGCACATCGGCATCCATGCCCATTACTGAGCAAATTCTACGTCTGAAGTTAGACCATGCCAACGAAATGCGCCAGATGGAGCGAGAACACCACGACCGAGAGGACCGCATACGTCGAGACTGTCAAGCTGGATTTGATGCCGAGCGCAATCGCCTTATGGATATTATAGAACGGCAAAACACTGAGTTATCAAAACTATACGCACAAACGAGGCATGGAGAATGCGCACGCTACGACATAGTGGCGGAAGATGACGGGCGAAAAGACTAATAGAAACGCCCCTCTTGAAAGCATCAAGAGGAGCGCGGCCAAGCACCCAAGGACGAAGGCAAAGGAGGCTATTATGCCTCCTTTTTTAGTGCATATCGTTTTTTTCCGTTAAAGTCAGCAATAGTAATAGAATGGAGACCTTCAGCATTGCAAGGACACTGGCAACGTATGTAATAGGTCTCATAAGCATAAAGGAAGAAAATAGGCGTTTCCACATTAGAAAGATACGCCTTTCGTTCGTCTGGATCTGTAGGAATATCTGCCATATCAAGAAGAGCAAATAGCCATTCCGTTTCAACTACCGGCAAAGCCTGACGATCCTTTTCCGCCTGTATAGCACGACGAAGATAGTTTGGCACGGATTTCTTACCCTTTTTGGAACCATCAGAATCCTTCTCGGTTTCTCCATAAAACTCTATGAAAGGCACAAAGGAGCAGCCCTTCAGTTTTACTTCTACAGCCTCCATATCTTTCTCCTTATCGCCCGTCAACTCATATTTTAACGCACGCGCCCAATAAGACAGAGGGAAACGACGTTTGACCTGTTCCCAAGAAAGATGTTCACGAGAAAAAGTACGATTCCATGTGTCAGAAGGTTGGAAACGCTCATCAGGAAGAACAAGGATTTCGGGTCGATACATACAATTCGGCTCATACTGAGCACGATTGTCTGCATTAAAGCGTTTGCGCCAGATGCGAGCATCTGGTTCCTTCTCAAATTCAAGATAATCTACGCCACCTTCAAAAAACTGTACTGGCTGGATGTATGATGTCGCACCATATTTGCGTGCATACTCATCGGCACGCTCCGCAGCCTTCACCGCTTTATGATGGAAAGAGCGAAGTTTCTTTCCAACCTTTGAATTGATGTCACAGGAGTAATAAAAATATGATTTCTCCATTGTTTTTATTGTTTTAATCTGTTATTTCTGGCGCAAAGATAGAGTTTTTAATGAGAATTTGCAAGAAAAACGGAAATTATTTGTGTTTTTCTTGCAAAATACCTACCTTTGCAACGGATTTTTAATCAGTTTTCAATATGGGAAAGAAAAAAGACCCGTTAGAAGGTGCCGAAGAACAAGGGACGAAATTAGAAGATTTTGTCATTGAACAAAAGATTTCTGCCTTCATCAAGACATATCAACCCTGTTCTGCTGCATTATCGACAAAGACGTTCAATGAGACAGCCTTGCGGACATTCTTCAAAGCCTACCCCTGCACGTTAGGCGACCCACTAACCATCTATCTGAACAGGTTGGAACAAGAGGGGTATGTTATGGGCGTTGACTACATGGATGAACCCGCTATCTTCGTTTGCGAGAAAGCGACGGAGGTTGGGCTGTTAGAGTTGCGATGACCACCTATAATATATAAATAATATGGAGCAAGTAAACCACCCCGTCCACTACAACAAGCATCCAGGCGGAATAGAGTGCATCGAAATCATTAGGCACTACACCTTTGACACTGGCTGTGCCATCAAATATCTCTGGAGAGCTGGTCTGAAAACCGAAATGGGACGTAGCAACCGTGATAAAGAGCGTGAAGATCTGCAAAAGGCGTTATGGTATGCTGAAGATTACCATAACCACTACGAGAACCGCGATGAAACATTAGTGAGTTGCGAAGCCATTGACTTCATCATCCAGAAAGAGACAGGTTACACTGTTGAGCAGATTGTAGAACCTTACGATGAGCATGTGGCGACAGCATTAAGATGTCTGCTTCGCATGGGCATTATCAGCGGGAACCGAATCTATCATTTTGAATTTAGCCAAGCTGAGTTCACAGACATCAGATTTGAAATTCAAGCACGAATAAAGGATCTTGAAAAATCACAAGAGTAATATGGCAGGATTGCACAATATCAGCAAAAAGGATTGGGAACGGCTGTTGAAACGTAACGGTTTTGTTCTCGACCGCACCAATAAGCATCAGGTGTGGAAACACCCTGATGGCAGAACGATTCCCGTATCAAGCACTGGCATCAATCCTTGTGTAGCCAGAAGGACGGTAAAAGAAAACCATCTGGAAGGTGCCCCATTCGGATGGAGCGAGTTGGCTGACAAAGCCGAAGCAAAGGCAAAAGCAGCCGAAGAACGAGATTCACAATGGAAAGAGCAGC